GTTAGACCTTCAGGTAATATTGTTCTTGCTTGTTCTTTTGCTATGCCAGCTTCTATTGCCCAGTTATATGCTTTCCTAGCTCTTTCAATTATAACTTCTTGGTATGATTCCCAAACATAATTAATAGAATCTTCCATTGGTATATCAATAGAATTTTGTCTATTATTATAGTCTTGCAATCTGGCAGGTCGAGTTATAAATTCTAACTCTTCGGTGGGATCAGCATATCGCTGACTAAATTCTTGGAATGAAAAAGATCGATGTCTTAATATCTGTCTGGAGATATCTCGTGTTGTCTCGATCTCTAAACATACATTGACCATTTCGAATGGTGACCAATGCTTGTGTTTAATTAAATATTTTACTAGCTTCTCAGCCGTTTCTTCGTTGTACTGATTACCTGGATTCGATACTCTAGCACAAAAAGAAACCAACTGAAGAAGGTCATCCGATAAAGATGAATCCTCAGCTGGCTTCGTATATGATATAAGTTTCACTTTATTCATAATAAACTAAAATTCCCTTTTAGAAATTGTAGTGTAGCGCAATGGCTGCATTGTCCATTATGTCGCCGTGTCTAGCTCTATCCATTACCATTGCTGATAATGTAAAGTCACCTAGATCTTTTGAAAGATTAATACCAAAGTAATCATCATCACTAACACCCATTAAGGCTGTTGCTTCATCAGAGCCCATAGCATATACTAATGAGACATCTAATTGAGTGATAAATGGTAAATGATATTCAACTTCCGTAAAAGTTAGATCCGAGTTGTCAAGGTTAACAGCATGATACAATTCAAAGTTATTTAGCGATACGCCAACATAAACCTCTTCTGTATCATCAATCAAAGCATCATAATTATACTGAATTAACCCCACGTCCACGGCCATTTTGTCAGAAATTGCTAAAGCATATCCTGCATAATAGTCATATTCATGGTCAACTTCGTTTCCAAAATCTACCTGGCTTACCCAAGCACCTGCATAAAATCCATTACCTTGATAATTAAGGTCTAGATCTATAGCATGATTACCATCATTTTGAGATACACCTCTCCAGAAGTAGTCAGAGCTAACTCCAACTGATCCACTGAAATCAGCGTACGTTAAAGGGGCAAAGATTGCAACCGCTAATAGCGGGAGTAATTTTTTAAACATACTAAGCCTCCTTCCTCACGAGTGTATAAACACCCCATAATAATCCTACCCATGCGAGTAGCTTGGCTAATCCACCAAATAAAAGTACAGAGCCACAAGCAACAATCAATAAGATTCCGTCATGTGAAGTTCTTTCTTTTACTCGATCGAGTACCCAGTTTTTGGCGTTTGATATAACGTCCATATATTTTCTCCTATATTTTAAATTCAGCGAAGGTATCTTTCGAATCTCTATCACCGAAATTATTTATTGGTTTATCCGGAGCCATGTCAGACATAATATCTGTCTGAGCGGATTCCTCTACATCGTATAGTTTCATGCGGGAACGATCTATACCAATTACAAAGCGTTTATATTTGGTCGGATCGTTATAACGATTTTTCAACTGTTTTACCAGAATTTGACCTAGCTCATCAAGTTCCTCTGTAGATATTAGAGCAAACATAAGATCAGCTGTCGCCGGTAATCCAAATGATTCCGAAGTGTCCTCTAGCCCGACGTCAGTATTACTGAATCCAGACCTAGTGGTCTGAGTTGCCGAGACTATTGGCACATTAAATTCGACAGCAAGGCCACGCATTTCTTCTGCGATAGCTTTGATGTACGAATAACTATTTATACTTCCTCCGAGCCCACGCATGCGGGAAGAAGCACAAATGTTCAAGTAATCGATATAGATTATATCGGGCTTGAAGTTCTTTTTGAGCTTTAATTCATTTAATAAAGCTCTGAAATGTCCAGTGTGGGCAGCGCCAGTTGGATATTCTTTTACAATTAATTTACCAATTGTTGATGTTGCAAGTTTTTCTATCTTAGAATTAAATACATTCTTTGGTAACGTGCTTAGTGATTGTATAGGATAATCCATTAGGTTAGCATCGATTCTTTCCGCGATACGTTCTTCTGCCATTTCCATTGTGATGTATAAAACATTTTTACCTAATTGTAAGTTTGATGCTGCACAATGGCACATGAATAATGATTTACCAACACCAGTACCAGCTAATGCTATGTTTAATGTTTTATTAGGTAAACCACCTTTAGTAATTTTATTCATATAATCTAAATCGAATGGGATTCTAGCTTCTTTGTGATTGTAGAATTCGAATCTTTCATCTGAATTGTCTATGTAATCATGACCAATAGCTTGATCGAAAGATGTGCCAAGAGCTTCGGATAGTATTTCTGGTATTGCTCCGTCGCTCTTTTCGGTCTTACCATCAATGATTTGGATAGATTCCATAATGGCATTGTAAACAGCTTTCTCTTTACACCATTTTTCTGTTTCATTGATTAAGTATTCGGTATCGATATCCGATTTAGTTTTAAGTTCGTTGATTAATACTGCCGCAGAGTTTAAATCTTCTGCAGGTAAAGTTAGCTTTTGTAATTCTAATTCTAATACTTTACCCGTTGGTAGTTTATTATGTGTACCAACAAACTTAACCATAAGATCAAACACAACTTTATGTGACTGATCAAAGTATTCTTTCTTTAAGAAAGGTATAACACGCCTGCAGTAATCTTCGTTATTAAGAAGATGGTTCAGCGTGTGTGTCTGTATTTGGTTCGTTATGTCCAATTATATCCTCGTCTAATTTATCAGCCATTGTTTCATTAATTATATGTTCTAAAACAGCGCCGATATAGTTATTAAATTCTGTGTCTTTACATAATTTGTCATGGTCGTAATCTCCCGGATCCTGAATATTATATGTAAAAGACAAAGTCGCTATGTCTAGTTCGGGTGATTCTTTAATACCAACCTTACCGTATATAAGGGTTACGCCTTTAAATCGAGTGTTTAATCTGATTCCGTAGAAGTCAACATTTTCGTGCTCAACAAAAGTATAATCTTTATGGTCTATATTATACACTATTTTACTCTTCTTGTAAATCTAAATTTACATCTAATAGTGGTTTATGACCTATTTGATAATGACCTTTGACAAACTTTTTGAAATCTGTTTCTTTGAATATCGGATCCCAGAATTCTGCAGTTAGAGTATCTTTCTCTCTTACTTTAGGATCTATAACTTCTCCAGTAGAATGATCTACTCTAGCATACCAACCAACGTTTGGTTTAGTAACATATCCACCAGCAAGACCAACATCTAGTAATCCACTATATGGAGATATGCCGCCTTCCCATGTAACAGAAATAGGTACTTTAGATTTCTCTTTTACAAATCTAGATTTTTCTACATTAATAACAAAGTTATAACCTTTTATTTCAGATCCAGTTTTTTGTTGTTGTCTTCCGATAATCCAAATATTATCTGCTGAGTAATAGATACCAGTACCGCCTGAAACGATTGCTTTAGGGAATAATCCCATTTCCTGGTATGTGTGATTAACAGCTAGTAAAGGGATATTTTTCATGGTAAGATAAGGAGTGACCATTCTGAATAATCCCTTTAAAGCTTTAGCTCTTGACATATCTGCAACTGATTTTTCATTTAGTGCATCTTCTAATTCCTTCTTAGAAGCTAAGTTACCAATAGAATCAATAACGATAATAACTTTATCACCTCTATCAATTTCATCTAATTGGTTAACTAAATCAAACTTAAGTTGTTCTACATCTGTAATTGGTGTATGTAATACCCTTCCAGTATCAATACCGAATGATTCGAAATATGATTGCGGTGAACCAAATTCTGAATCATAGAATAATAATACTGCATCTTTATGTTCTTTCATATAAGCACCAGCCATAAGCAATGCAAAAGATGTTTTAAAATGTTTAGATGGTCCAGCTAATACTGTTAGCCCTGATGTTAATCCACCATCTACGTCGCCAGATAATGCGACATTAATCATAGGAACATCTGTTGTTACTACGTCTTTTTCACCAAAGAATATAGAATCTTCTAGTACATCTGTACCTTTGATCTTAGAATTCTTTTTTAGTTTATCCATTATTCCCATATTAATATCTCCTCTCTGGTCCTAATTGCATAGAGCGTTCTTGTTTTCGCCATCTAGCTATTGCTTCGGCTTTCTTTCTTTTACGCTTTGCGGTTGGTTTCTCGTAAAATTCTCTTTTACGAACTTCTTGAACTATACCTGCTCTATCACAGGCTTTACGAAATTTTCTAAGGGCAACATCGAATGGCATTGGCTTAGAAGGTCTTTTATCTTTAGGATGTCTTTTCCTAGGTCTTAAATCTATACTTGGCATTAATTTCCTCTTTTATTTTTTAATGGTACCATTATACCATACTTTTTACTGTTTGTAAACCTTTAAATGAAATCATATTGTACATAGGCTTCTTCAAACATTTCCATTGTTTGTGCACATGAATCTTTCCATCTGAGTTCAGTTTCGGGATTAGTAAATTGTGGGGACACAACTCTGATAACCCCTGATTGTATAATAGCTTTTGCACACTCGTGGCATACCGGTAAAGGCCAAACATACATTGTGCATCCATCTAATGAATTACCATTATATGCTGCATTGTATATACAGTTTGTTTCTGCGTGTACAACATATTTATATTTAAGTTGTCTGTCATTATATCTTAGCTCGGTATCTTCTATACCTCTAGGAAAACCATTATACCCCTGTGCAACAACATTACCCTGATCATTCACAGCAACGGCACCTACTTGGGTACTTGGGTCTTTACTCCATCCAGCAATCTGCTCTGCTAGATCTAAATATCTTTTATCCCACTTTTGGTTCATCTTTTAATCCTAATCCTTTTCTTATTTGTTCCCAATAAAGATCTCTTACTTTTTTACCAAGTTCAGAATCATTTGGGTATTTTCTTACTAATTCAGCTATTTGTTTGTCCATATAAATCTTCCCATATTTGTGCATTAATCTTTCTTTGTTTCATTTTATCTTCGCGTATTGCATCAGTCTTTAATGGTTCTTTTTTTCGATTTAAAATCTTTGGTGGTATAATATCTTTAAATGTTTCTTTTAATATTTTCTTTTCACCATTACGATCTTCATAGTTTGATGCTAGAGCATGTACTATTACACTTGGTGCTAAGAATGGTGCACGTAGTTCTACAGTAGATCTCATCATTGTTCTATCTAATTTAGGTAAATGATAGAATGGTAATTCACAGAATATATCTGACATTTGTGAATCATATTCTGCTGCTCTTCGATATCCACCAAATAGTTCATCTGCGCCATCGCCAGTTAATACGTTATGAAACCCTAATTCTTTTAGCTTTCTTGCCATAGCAATTTGTGGTTTAACTGATCCTAGATCTACAGGGCTTTGGTGTATGCGTACAGCATCTTCATCTGATACTTCATCTAAGGTAACTTTTACTAAATCAGTTTCGATCATCTTAGCATATTTTTCTTCGTGATTATCAACATGAATAGCAGTAACATTTAGTCCTTGCTGTTTAATAAGTTGATATACGATAGTGGAGTCTAACCCACCTGACAGTAGAACGGCTGCGTCTCTGAATCCACCTAGTCTTAATTTAACCGCTAAGCTTAGGTCATCGTATAAATTGCTTACAGGAACTGAACCCCAATCCCAATAAGGATATTCTCTACCCTTATATAAGAAGTGTCCAGGTTTTAATTGATGAATTTCATTCCATGGTGTTCCACCTTGAGGGTCATAACCCCATTTCATAACATTTGAATGGAAGATTTCATCTCTTGTAACTGGCCCATATTGTTTTAGTACATCAGGTTCTGATGCCATAACTTCTACATCTCTACGATAATAGATTGGTTTAATTCCTAAAAAGTCTGTGTAAGCTATTGGTGCATCATTAAAGAATGTAACATAACTCCAGAACCCATCGAACTTATGAAAGAATTCGTGGTTCAGTTCTTCTCTATATTTAGAATGAATCATATGAGCATCGCTAGGATAATCACCAAAGTCTTTATAATTAAATATTTCACCAACAAATAATGAAGGTGGTTCATCGTCATATTGAATAGGTTGGATTGCTACATCTGGATCCGGATCTACCATAGGCAAAGCTGTATGAAGTAAATCATATTCTTTCCAGCATTTATATCCTCTATATTTAGATCTTAGTCCTCTATAACCGATTTCCTCGATTGCTCGCATACCATTTACTTTAGTATGATCTCTTTGATGTATTATAAATCCGCACATATTATTCTTCGTTTACCAAATTATTTAATCCATATTTATCTACTTGAAAACAATGTAAAGAAGATGCAGAGAAATGTATAATGCCAGGTTGGGCATCTAATCCCGATTCTTCTATTAACCATAAACATAATCTATTTGCAAAATATAAATCATTATGTAAATGACGCATAACATCGCAGGATCGCATATGATATGCACAATGTAGTTTATTATCTCTTAACATAAAATGCCACCCGAACGTGCACGGGACGCGTTCGCCCGCGAGAGCGGCTGTACCATCTTCTGGAAACCAGATTGGTATATAACATTGTCTTGTTGTAGGTTCTTTTTTAAGTAGTTTAACTGCGGTGTTTAAATCTGCTATATTAAATCTAACACCCATTTGTTCTGTATCTTGCCACATTCTTTCTGGATAGCTATGTGAAAAAGCTGTATCCATTAAATATTTATCTGTATCTTTTAGCCACATGCTATGTGATGGTGGTGGATTGCAAGGTATACCCCCAACACGTTCTTGGAAATGTATATCTGCCCATGGTTGGGAAGCTTTTAATTCTTCGCTTGCCTCTTCTGCATTATCGTACATTTGTGCCTGCATATCTGCATGCAGTATTTCTAAGAAGCCAGGGTGATCAGTACCACCTTGCCATCTTTCTGTTTCTATTTCATATCCATGTTCTAGTAAAGCTTTACGTAGAATATGTAGACCTGTTTTAAGATCCTTGAGTATCATCATTTATTTTATTCCTGTTGAATATATCTCGTTCTTTTGTTTGGCCATCAATATCGTAATCTAGATATGCTGAAAAGAATGCAGAATAATTAATTAAATCGATTGCAGAATCTTGCAATGATTCGTAATTTTCTACATAGTTATCATCATCACGCATAGCATCTAGAACGGAGTGCATGCGATTAATTTTACCAGTCATAATATCTAAAATGGTTTGTGCACCGTTTGGATAATAGTCTGCTTGGCGAATCCTAGATTTAGGATTTTGATAGTCGTTACCTTTCTTAGCAATAAGATCGGCCGCTTGTTTAAGTATCATTAGTGGTTTCATAATGTGTATTATACCATAGTTTTGGTTAAAAGTAAACCCCTAATATTTTTCAAGTACTGTACCTGTTTGATATAAGGGAATCTGTTTTGCATCTGGCCATTGTTTTGGATATGTATTCATAAACAAAGTTTGTGGCAAGTGTTTGTGTACAAAAGTACCATAAGGTTTTACTGGAAGATTTTCCATAAGTAATTCAGCAACCATTTTATGTAATAACCATGGAGCTTTCTTTTGTGTTGGGTCTTTAATAAGTGTAATGAATTTTCCACCAGGTTTTAATTTTTCTATAGCAGCTGTATATATTGATAGTATAGTTTCCCAGTATACTTTACCTTTTAGAACTCCGACGTTCTTATCTTTCTGGTATTGTATTGATGCTCCTAAACCTTTAGAAGTCATACCTCTTTCTGGTGCATCTGATTGACCACCTCCAAGAACTGGATAAGGTGTTCCATTTATAACCATATCAAATTGTTGATCCCCAACATGTTCGTGTAAATCCCTAGCATCGCCTTCTATAATAGTACCATTACCTGGTGCACCTCTATCTTTTTGTACTTGAATTGTTCTTCTTGTAATCTCTGAGAATTCTAATTCTATTCCTACACCATGTCTTCCATGATTCATAGATTCTACAACCGCTGTTCCTGTTCCTACTGTTGGATCTAAAACATAATCACCAGGTTTTGTAAATTGTTGAACTGCCCATCTATATCCAGACCAATGACCAGGACAGATGTGTTTATCAAATCCACCTTCTGGTTTTACATCTGGAAAATAGTATTGTGACCTAGTACTTTGTGTATAGTATTGATCGGTTGGGGTATGATATACTTCTCCTAGCCAATCGCCTATAATAATATCTTTACCATGGTAATCTTCTGGGATTTCCATTCTATGATATAGTTTGTCTGTAATACCAACTTTCTTAATAGTCGATTCGCCTGCCATAATTATCTCCTAAATTATATACGTTCACTCGGGTCATGTTTCTATCTAACCCACTCATAACGGTATCTACATCGTAAATACCTAAAAATTCAAATTTCAATTCAAAGCCTTCTGGTATAACATCCGGCAAATTATTTTCATACCTTAATCTATTGCTTTTAAAGAATAAGAAATGTGTTAGCTTACCTTTACGGTTTGCGTCCATATATCTTATATAGTCATGTTGTAAGTTATACCACACAGAAGCTATTTCTTTAAAGTCAATTACCATTCCTTTGTATTTAATATCAGCAAAATATCTATCTTTACCTTCTACTCTTTCTGCACCTTCTATATTTTCTATAACCATATCTTCTAGGTATTCTGAATCTAGGTTAGCACGATTTGAATATCCACTTTTAAATGTAGCATATTCTTCATCATGTCTTTCAACCATTTCTTTTGTAACGGTTAAGTCTAAGGTGTTTATATATTCTACTAATCTTTCCATTAGCTTATTATTGCTTTAATGTGTTCTACATCGACAATAACCGCTGCTTGTCCTTCTACATTTACTGGCATACTTTCTGACCATTTTATAAATACTCTTTGACCAGCTTTTACGCTAGATACTGAATCACCAACTGCTAATACCAATCCAGGTTTATTACCTTTGTCAATAGCTTCGGTAAGAATAATCCCACCTGTTGTTTTTTCTTCTTGTTCTGTTTCAGCAACTAATACATTGTTACCTAATACTTGGATTCCCATATTATTCTCCTAAATGGTGGAGCTGATAGGGATCGAACCTACGACCTACTGGTTGCAAACCAGTCGCTCTCCCAACTGAGCTACAGCCCCATTTATAAATTATTTCTAAATACAAATTCAATTGCTCGATTTGCCTCTGTTTCTAAATCTCTTTTCTCATACCAATTACCTGTGTCCATATCTAGAGATCTGCAGATATGTGCAATTTCAGTTGAGGTAATAGGATAGCCGCGTTGCATTGCATTGCCAGCTGTTGAAACCATTATTTGATACATTTTTAAATACCATCCAGTACCAGATATATTTTTATATTCTTGGACTTGCTTTTTATTTACGAAAGGACAATCAGCATAAGATGTCCAAGTATAGTCAGTATTATTTAGTTGTGATTTTCTATGTTCGATTAATCCTACTTTGATTGCTTCTGGTAATCTATCAAAGAAAGATTCAGCAGGATTAACGTATGGATGTTTAGACATAAGTTCTGCTGGATCCATTATATCACCATCGTGTGAAAAACAAAAGTTGTGTGCATCTTTATATTGTGAGGGAACATAATACATACGGGATAAATCTTTTGTTTGTGCGTCGGCTATATCACCAATTTCTTTATTCAGTGCAAACCAAAAATGTTTAATATTATCTTTTTCTACCCAATGAGTGAGAGGAAAAACAAGCCTAAATTTAGGGTTATCAACACTGCTAGAAGCGGTGCTATAACAGAAATAGCGATATTGTTCATAATGTTTTTCAATTTCATTTAGATCTCCTACAAAGTCATCGACATCAAGAATACCAAAACCGCCCCAGCTAACCACGTTATCGTTAGCACGAGTACTATCAGGCAAATATGTAGCAGGACTGATAAGAGGAGCCTCAGATTTTTTAGAGTACTTATCAGATTTATGGAGTCCGACGAGGACGTCTTCGAACTGTTCGAAGGTTTCGTAGTCCATTCTTTTATTCGTTTTATTATCATATATTGAATTAAATATCGTGCAGCTTACCATAATTTCCCTCGTGAGATGGTGCTTTCCAATCTGCAGGTTTCATTAGGTCAGGTAATCCTAGTGGATTAGGTCTGCCTTCTTTCACACCAACTCTTTTATTCATATTTGCTTTTAGAACTTCGTCCCATGCTTTATATGGATCAACCCCAAAAGCATCTAATGTTCCTATTGCAACAACACATAGATCAATTAAACCATCTACGATTTCTTCAGCATCCATGTTTACCATAGCAGCTTCTGTTTCATCTAACTCTTCTCTTAGGAAATCTACTCTAAAAGTTAAATAATGTCTTAGCTTATCTTTATCTGCGCTTTTCATCCATTCATGCACGCCATATTTAGATTGCATTTCATTAATATCTTTTACCCAGTTTTGGCTCATGTTATAATTCCTGCAGGTGCTATTTCAATTTCGCTTGTAGCTGCTCTGTGTTGTTCGATTAAATCTTTTACAGGTTCAACCATAAACATTACAAATTTCTGATCAATCTCTAATCCTTCTTTTGCTTTTGTATAAGGCATAAATGGCATAAAACCAATCTTACCTTCGCCAGCTGGAATAAGAACAATTGCATCTTTTAATATAATAGTATCAGTGTCGATACCATTTAGATCTACATCAGCAATAATTTCTTCGCCGGAAGTAAGTCTTAGTAATTGTATATATTTGTCTTTCATATTTTCTCCATATGTGGTACATTATACCATAGTTTTATTTAAATGTAAACCCCTAATTTGTTCAATGACCTGGGGTTCTAGTTTTGGGTCATTCCACATACGGTTCAATCCAGAAGGGTGTGGAACCTTTAAGTGTTCTATATTATTCTTGTTAAAGTAATTATGGACTTCATTACCCATTGCTATTACTTTACAACCTTTAATTTTTTCTAACATATTACTATCTGAGAGATTGGTCCAATCCCAATCTTGTACTCCAGCCTGCTCTGACCATTTAGTTATTCTACGGATAGTCGGGGATTTTTCTGGTGGGAAATTACCTGGCTTAGTACCTACATATATTATCTTATCCAAAGAAATCCTCCAGTGAATTAACTTTAACTGCTGTCCAACCAATAGCATTTAGAATAGGTTCTATAGCATCTACAAATGTTTTTTGGAACTGTAATTCTTTATCGATGTGCTGTTCTAAGTTAAATTCTTTTGGTAAGAAATCTGGGAAAGCAATTACATTCTGTGTAAACTTACCTGGTTTGAGGTATACAAATTTTAGCTTATCACCATTTCTTAGTTCTGGATATTGTCTTAGGTCTAGATCTTTTCTTAGCCAGTTGTACGCGAGCGCCGCACGCACGTGGATGGGCGTACCTTTCTTGTAGTTTTCTGCAGTAACTACCTGCCCTGCTTGGTTTGTATATGTACGTCTTTCTATGCAACCAGTAATGTTATTTGCGCCACGTGGGAAAGCAATCTGATCTGGTCTAAGGGTAAAGTAATGATCTTTGAATTGTTGTATAGCCTGCTGTACTGTTTCCTGGTCAGAGGAAATAATTAGCTTAAACATTTCTTTTAGAGCTTCTCTGCAAGGTTCGGGGGTAGAACTTTTATTAGCTTCTACGCCAGTTGTTTTGATTTTAGGTGTAGCATATCTAACACCTTCATTGTCTATTACATTTAGAATATATCTTTTCTTAGCCAGGTATATGCCACGATCTGCTATAACCTCTCTGGACATTACCATCTTATTAGAATAGCCGCCAAATATATGGAAGAAGTCTTGGTAAGCTTTTACGAATACTGGTTCGATAGCTTCTTTGCCGACTTTATCTAGGAAGTCTATAGGATTAGGTGGATTAACTTTTTCTACTAATGGACCTAACCCAATATATAGACTATCGGTATCGATTGCTAAGACGTAGTCTGTATCGGTCTGAAGGGCTTTATTTAGGTAATCATTGGCTGCATTTTCACCCCATCTGATAATGGCTTGACCGGACAAGGTAATGGCTTCTGCGACTCTTTGGTCGAAAAACCTGAAATAGCGATTGCCGAGAGCACCGTATAAACTATTAAGAAGAATCTTAATTGCCATTTGTCTATTTTCATTTAGTGAGATTTCCTTTTGGATATTGTAAACTTCTTGCTTATCATCTTTATTAACCTTTTGTAGTTTCTTCTGGGCTTTAATCATAGCCTTTTTGACGTCCACCCTTTCAGTGTACATCTCTTCGATGATCTTAGGTAATACACCTTGTACATCGGTTCTGAAATGTTGACCACCTACGGCCACGCATTCTTCTGGCGATCTTTCGAAGTGTTTCATTTGTAAGACCTGATCCACATCCATGCCAGGAGTAGTAGTGTTTATGATTGTTTCTGGTGACATATTGTATTGCATAATCAAGGAAGGATATAGCGAATTAAGGTCGAATGATACAACGTGATCGTGCATTCCAACCTGTGGTTCTTTAACATAGCCACCAGGATAATCACCCTTTTGTTGTTCTACTGGGAATGGTACGATAATATTATCCTGGTATAAATCACGGAAGATAATAGAATCCCATATTGCAGTAGTTCCAAATGTATCTGTATAGTTAACACCGCCACGATATGCCATAGTAAGGGCAAGAGTAATTAAACCCATTTTATCTTCGAAGCGATCTACTAGTTCTACATCTTTAATATTATAATCGATAAACTTTTGGTGGTCAGCTTTATATAGGTCGAATAGTGAACCATGTTCTTCGTAGGATAGTTTAGCCTCGCCAAGTACTACGTGAGCAATATTGTTTAGTGAATATGATTCTTGCTGACCATAAGCATAGCCAAACTTTTTGAATACTTCC